CAAGAAAGGAGTGCAGTTACATACTCCTCTGTGAGCAAAGCTATGCTTTGACTCACCCCCTGCGTACTAGTACGCAGGGCCCCATCCCAGCTTGATGTTGACGGCTTGGGAGCGTCCAGAACGATCCAGATGATCTTCATCGACGCTGGGGTCTACCCCGCGCTTCAGAAAGAATTTCTGGAGTGCAAACACGTCATCCAGCTTTGAAACTGGAATGACGGTCCTGACTCGATAGCCCTTGACAAGGAGTCTATGCAAGTCAGAGTCCCATCCCACCAGCCCAGAGGGCCGATAGAAAGAGGACCTGCCTATCACAGAAGACGTTGACTCTACAATCGGAAAGTACCGGAGTACCTTCTCAATGTGTAAGTCCATCCATTGGCTTACGCCCCACAATCCAGCCTTATAGAACTGGTTCCTTGTGGAAACGAAGGACAGAATCTCCTGTGCGTTCTGCCGTGACGTTGGCACTACCTGACGAACCTTAACGACTGTTACGTCGTGGCCGTCATAGTAGTCCCTTCCGCAAGACTCCCTGAACTTTCCAGTCCAGAAACTCTTGCCAGCATTTACTTGATGCCCTGAGGCCTCAAGCGTGCTGATCACGGAAGTGACGAATTCTACAGGGACAATGATATCGTCCCCGTAGACACGCACCAAGTTCCGAAGCGAAGAAAGATCGCTCCGGGTCAGTGGTCTACTGAGCTGCTTCTCTATCCCCATGAGGACCAATGTCAAGAAGACAAAGGCCTCCATAGGGAAGCAAAGCGCTGAACCCATTGACGCGAACTTGGCAAGGCGAATAACGCCCTTGCCAGGCACTTCAGCCTTCGTACTTCTACATGCCTGAACGGCCCTCGACAAGTCGGGGAACCGAGACAGCAGAAGTAGTACGTGCTGATTTGAAACGCGATCGGAAGCTTCACTCAAATCGAGTGTTGCCAGGCCTCCTGTAAAGGAGCCCACATCGGCCATCAGCTGATTAGGCTGTTGGTCATTGAAGCCGACAAGAGCAGAAAGGATGTCATCCCTCTCAAACTCTTCCATCATCACCTCGAGGATAGCCTGCTGCATGAATTGCATGCTAGTAGGTTCCATCGCGATAATTCTGGGACGTTTCAACGTCTTAGGAACAAGAGTCACCTTTACAGGTTTCTCTTGACCAGGTTCGAGGAAATCAACACCTTCGAGTCGATCGTGGTACCTCGCGTTGGGGATCAGATGATCCACTGACGAGAACTCACGCTCGAGACGCCAGGTCCAGTGAAGATCGCTGTACTTCGCGTTTCCACGAAGACGATCAGCAGTGGCCCCAGGGCCGTGTCGCCCGCGCAACTCTCCTTGGTTGATGCGTCTTTCGACGCGACTAAAGAGAGGAGCAAAAGCGAGAAGAGATAACCGAGAAAACTGTAGGCGATCAGCCTCAGTCCATGAACGATCACTCTTCCTGACTTCCTTCTCACACTCGAGATATCCATCGATTGCCTTTCGGTTGCGCCTTTCGGTGCACCGAAGATTGATCTTGCTAAACATCAGCGTTAGCTGACGAATAGCGAAGATGGCATCGATAGAAGGATCATCGAGCAGCTTTCCACTTCTTCGATCGAAGACTAGATCAAGGAAACCCCCTAGAAATACGGGGAGCCCGCCTGCAAACCGGAAACCGGTAAACAGGTCGTGATCCACCCAGCCTCTGTCCAGACTTTTTTGGAAGTCCTCGCAGAAGCCAGGGAGTGTGATCGTCAAAAACGACACACCTTCGTCTTCAAATCGCCGTTCAACGGTCTTTCCGTCGAACGTGGTGCAGATGTCACACATGACACCCAAATTCTTGAGTGTCGCCTGCCAGAGTAACTGTAGGCTTTTCATCCGGACCTCCTAAATAGAGGCTTGCGGAATCCTGCTACAGTGCTCATGACCGATACGCCCTGAAAGGGGAAGTTGTATGATCAGAATAACGATCACACAGATCAAAACGTATCGGACAATCTGCCGCCGACGCCGATAGGGCGTCAGCTCTCACCTCCAAGAGTCTTGGTGATGAGGGCACCAGATGAGGCGTTGAGCTGGGCGATAAGCCCATCAACGACCTGCTTCTGTTCCGCGACCGTGTATCCTACCTTCGGCACGTCAAACACAACATAGCAAGCCATGTTGTACGGCGTGTTCTGAGCAGGAAACAGAGGGTCAGGGGCAGACTTCTGGTGATCGATGCGGAACATACGACGCGTCCGCGACTTATTCTCCTGATGGGAGATAGTCTCACGAACGTTGCCGTCAGCCGAGGTGTAAACACCCTTGCCGTCCCCGGACGTAGTCCGGGGAAGCGAGATGGCCACCGCATTGATAGTGACAGATTGAGGATCAGTGAACATGTAGCGTACTCCTGAGGTTGAGGCCCAGACCAGGTTGGTCTGGACCAGCGGAAGGTGAACACACGCTACAGCGCCCGGTCAATACCGAGCGCTGCCAGAATTGCGAGTTGCCTTGGACTAAAACTGTCCCATGACAACCCGAACCCATAGGGTGATGCTTTGATACGCCTCTTCGACTCAACGCCGAAGGTAATATCAAGAGGATCTCTGACACCGTGGCAAGCATGCCCACGCAGAGACCAGGTCCACTCCGTGATGGAAGTTTCCATCATGTAGCCGAACCACATCACCTGGTCGTCGAGAGCGAAGTCACTAACGTTGGAAAGAACATCTCCAACATTCGCGAACCAATCGACGGCCCAGGACCAAGGTATCAGATTCCAAATGACTTCGGGCGTTAGCTCGATGCCAAGCAGAATCCGGGCTCTGGAAGCTGCACGTTTTAACTCGTTCCGGGAATTGTAGTCCCCGGGCAAGTAGTACGTGAATGCCCCAGAAAACCATCTCTCCTTAGTAACCTTAACGGTCTTGGTGAGAGTACCTTGCGCAAACTGGCGAGGTGTCATCATTGAATCGTCGATGGCTCCGGCATGAGTGCCGAAGACACCGTACAATCCAGGAAATGACTCCACACTGATCTGCGAATCAATGGGAAAGTCGTAGCGACGCCGGACAAGTTTCCCGGCGTCCCTCTCATACTGAGCAAGAAGGTAGTCTTGGTTTCTTAGGCCAAAAACTGCTTTCTTGATGTCAGCAATGAGAGGAGCCCACCCGAATACCCAGTTGAGGTATTCTTGGCTTCCCTTCTTAGGGGGAGGACCAAGATCTCGGGCCCGTTTCTCCCACAGAGTATGACCGACAAGGGACGGAAGTCCCTCGCGATATAACTCTGCGAAAGTCACGGAAAGGTTTGCTACAGGTTGGCCGGGCTTACAACGCGAGATCGCCGTTGCTCCCAACTGAATAAGTTGAGCGTCGCTAGACGCCCCACTATCCAGAGGAGAATACGGATATCCGAAGTTGTTCACGTACGGCTCAATCCCAGGGAATACAGGACCAAAATATCTGTGACCAGAATCGATCACGGGATTTTCAGTCCCCTGGACTTTCTGTGAAGGATAGTGATCCGGGATTTCCGGATCCATCCCCTTCACATAGCGTCTAGTGGTGAAGAATTCACCTCCCTGGTCCACACCCTCAAACTTATGCTTGAAGGGGTGGCCTTCCGAGACAGTTAACTGTCTCCCTACGAACTTCGCGTCCCCCACCGTAGTTTGTACTACGGTGTTGGTAGACGGCTGATAAGTTTCAGCTCGTCCGTGACCAAATAGA